ATGCAAATAGAACATTTTATTAATCAGATCGACTTGACACTGGATCCGCCGTCAGAGGAGCCGTTGCGTCAGTATTATTTCATCGCAAAGGCACGTATGCTGGTGGCACAGATGGAGAAAGAAACAGGCAGAAAGATGACGTTCTGCGTCAATACATTCGGATGTCAGATGAACTTGAAATGAGAGATGTTCCAAACCCGCATAAATAAAGGATTTTTTAAGAAAGCCCAGTAACAGGATGATGCCTGAAACTGGGCTTTTGTTGTTTATTCCCAGTAGATGAAGCGGTGGGAGAGACCATTGGAAAAGACGATTTCTACCACGCGTCTGTCTTTGACAGAAATGTGATCCAGCACAAGGTTCATAAATTCTTTCAGTGATTCTTCTTCAACAGTGACAGCAAAATCACGATATTCAATATGTACTCCGGCATGGAGCTGATGCGCCAGAAGGAAAGCGGAAGCGGATTTCATAAAGCCGGAATCATTCACATGGGAAGCAATCTGAACTTCCGTCAGTTCTTTCAATTTATTTTCTGCTGCAACTCTGGCAGCATCAAATTTGTTTTTCTTTTCCAGATATTCTTTTTCACTCATAGCATCGTCCGAAAAATAGTAGGCATCTTCCAGACGTTCCTTGGCACGGTTGTATTTCTGAATCTGCTTTTTCAGGTTCTCAATCTCTGATGATGTGGCAGCAGTATCAGACTGCTTGACCGGATCGGTGCGCCACAGGGCACTTCCGGAAACAGATACTCCGGTAAGCAGTGCAAAAGTCTCATTTAATCCCTGTGATTCAATTCCGGCGATATTCGCAAAGATCGGATCAGACAGCAGCATGGATTCCAAGGCGGCAGGTGAATGAATTTTAAATCGTTCCTTGGTTGCGTACACCATGGCAGAGATGTAATTGATCACAAAGGGACCGATCTGTACTTCGCTGACATTCGGGGCAGGACAGTGTATCTTGCGAAATCTTGAAGTGCATCCGTACATAGACGGAGCAAAACCGTTCTTCCGGCGGCGATCCTTTTTCACGACCTGAAATCCAGAGCCACAGTCTGCGCATTGAATCAGTCCGGCGAACACGTTACAGTTCTTCATGATCGGATGCAGACCACCGGTGTTTCTTTTACTGGCATTATCATCTATGATCCGATTGACACGTTCCCAGACTTCCGGATCAACCAGTGGTTCAAAGACACCTTCCTGATAGATCACTTCATCTTCCGGTTTTTTACGTCCGCGTGCACTCTCCCGGTAATTGTACCGGTAGTCCCCTTTATTCATGGGATTCCGTAGAAAGTCACTGACCGTCTTGGAAGTCCATTCACCGCCGCGCTTGGTTGGAATATTGTGTGAATTATTGTAATCCCGGATCTTTCCGGTGGACCGTACTTTCAGATACATTTCGTACATACCACGGGCATAAGGAGCTTCTATCTTGGAATGTACCGGTTGTTCCGCATCGGGATCCCAGTCCCAACCATAGGGAACTCTGGCACCGTTCCATTTGCCTTCCGTGGCACGTCCGATCATAATGTCTTTTACTCGCTCACTTGTCAGTTTCCTTTCCAGTTCTGCAAATACAAGAATGATTTTTAAGACAGCTTCACCAATCGCGGAAGACGTGTCAAACTGCTCATTCAGGGAAATAAACGTCACACGGTTGTATTTGAAGTCATCATACATGAGAGAGAAGTCCACCAGATTTCTGGAAATACGGTCAATTTTGTATACCAGAACATGAGAGACCAGTCCGGCACGTACCTTTTCCATCATGCGTTCATAGGCGGGGCGCTTTGTATTCTTTCCGGAGCGACCTGCATCTTCGAATATTTCTACCTGTGACAGATCAACATGTAAGATATGTTTACAATATGCTTTCAGTTCTTTCTTCTGGAACGGAAGAGAGTCTTTGTCTACCTGGTAACCGGTTGATACACGCACATAGATTGCGATGATTCGATTGTCGGCAGCAGTGTTTTTCGTTGGATAAGCCATAATGTATCACCTTTCTTCTAAAAATGGGTATAAAAATAACAGCCAGCGGGGAACGGGTGTTCCGCTTGCGAAGCTGTTCCGAAGATGATACAATATTTTTGCATGTTTGGAGTATCATCTTCGGATATATTCCTGAACCGTCTCTGTTGCTGCAGGGGCGGTTTTTCAATTGACATTCAAAGCATATTTGCTATAATATACTTAACAGGAAAGCCGGGAGATAGATGAAGCCTATCCGCTCCGGTGCAAAGTTAATAGTTACTATTTAAGCAAGCTACCTACTCCGGCCAAGAGACAAGGTAGCTTGCTTATTTCTTATAATTCAGAATTGCCACAATGAGCATTGCCACGGTTAAAATCACCATGAATTCTTCATATGTAGACATAAGCGTCACCCTTTCTAACAGGATTAGAACGGATGACTGCATACCTTCCCAGCTCCCCTGGTAAATATATTATTCAGTTTTCAATGCCCCTGCCCACATGGAGCAGGGGATTTGTACTATATTTTTTATAAATATCTTTTTACTACTTCAGTTAATCTATCTCTATACTGGTAAATATCATTGAGCGATTGTATATAAATACGATCAAATTTTTTGTTCTCATCTGGAATAAGAAGCTGCTTGTTTTTGGTATCAAGATTTAATCGGCAAATAGGTTTTCGGTTATTATTTGTATAGAGAATACCAAAATAACTTTCGGTATCACGATATACAATATCTTCTACAGGAACGATACCTGCCAAAAGACCTCTTATAATATAAAAACCCTCAATCTCTTCTTCTGTAGTAACAATTTTTGAAACAGGAATCTCCTCTTCAACATTGACATTTTCTTCGGCATCTTCTTCAGAGTCTGCAGAGAGGGCGGAAGAAATTTTACTATTTACAATTTCGTTAACGAGAGCTGAAAAAGCACGTTTTACCACAGGAGCAAATTTTTCTATCACGCGTTGATTTTTTTGCCCATCGTAGATATCTGTTAAGATAAAACGAACAAAATCATCTGAAGGAGATTCGAACTCTTTAAGAAGAACACCCTTGATTAGACTACTATACTTCAATTCCTCAGCAGTGCTAAAAATTTTATCCTTATCAAAATTATCCTTGCAAAACTTTTTCAATTCATTAATGGAAGAATCTTTTAATTGAAGCATGTTAATTTCTAAAAATGGCACTAAATCCATTTTATTAGACTCTTCTAGGTCGGTATAGAAACGATAAATGATACCATTTGTAAGTATTCCAAATTTTGCTGAAGAAGTACCAAAATATCTAAATAATTGTGATGAGTGTTTATCCAACTGATCTGAACAGCTTTTGCATTCAATTAATATTGTTGGTTGACCATCTTCAAGTATAGCGTAGTCTACCTTTTCACCTTTTTTGATTCCAACGTCAGCTATGTATTCCGGACAAAACTCGGAAGGATTAAATACATCATATCCAAGAAGTTGGAAAAGCGGAACAACAAGAGACATTTTAGTAGATTCTTCTGTTGAAATAGTATCTTTCAACATGGTTACTCTTTCTGAAAATTGTTTTAATGATTCAATAAATTCCATAGTAAACCTCACTTTCTCTATTTGTAAAAATATTTATTAAAACGCGGGTGCGTATTAATTATAAATTGTCATTAGTAGTATATAAAGCATAAAAAATTATGGCTTTTTAAATTTCATAATTGCTTCATTATATCCGGCAATCAGTTCAACAGGTCACAAATCTTTCATCACAATCAATGCTGGAATAAAATAAATGACATAGTTATCAACAGTAGTGCAGACACCGTATTTACTTCTATATGCATCCAACGCATCATTCAGAAACTCTTCTGTTACGTTCAAATAATCAGCCATTTCATAAGTGTTTCGGCAACCATGCTCATAAGCTGTTATGATTCCAATCAGTCCGATCATGTTATTGTAGGCATGCATCCGGGCACGAAACTCTTGTTTTCGACTGCCAACATCTGACGGATTAAGGATATTTCCAGCAGAAGTGAGATGGTGTCCAAGTTCTTCAGCGGCGACGCAAGCCTTTTCAACTGTAGTTTCGATATTTTTATTAATGGCAGCAGTGCCATCGCAGTATAAGCCTTTGATCGTGTCATTACGAAAAGAATGCTCTACAACATCCATTCCAGCTTTATGAGCCTGGTCTATTATATTTTCGTATGAATCCATGTTTACACCTCACATTCTGGAATTTTGATAAAAAAGGTGTTGTAATTATAGATAATATCTATTCAGATTTTGTCATTCTTACTGTAGTTGTAGTGCCCATCATAGATGCTTGATAAGAAAGTTCTTTGTCAGAATCAGAATAAGTAAAATCCTTGGTATCATCAGAGGATGCAAGGAGAGCACTTTCTGTTTGCTCTTTATCATTCGTAGAAGTCCATGTGTATTCATCTGAATATTCGGTTGGTGCAGTATAAGAGCCTACCCAATAAATAGATTTTGTATCTCCATTATCAGAAACCCAATCAATAGAAATCGTATTGTCATTAATAGTCGCTTCCATCCAAGCACCGTCATTGTTTTTTGATTTCCAAGTTCCGGTTAAATCAACGGGATCCTTGATTTTTTCATTGTTTTCTTGAACTACTTCATTATTTGATGAAACAGAGGAACTGTTTGTGCTGGCAGAACCACAAGCAGCCATAGACAAAACCATTGATCCAATAATGAATGTTGTAAAAATTTTCTTTTTCATAATACTGTTCTCCTTAAAATTGCTTAGTTTATTGAAAAGTTATAAAAATGAATCTGAAACATTAAATTATTTTCTTTTATTCTTAACGAATGCTGCAAACTGGCGAATCTCATCCAGTTCGTCTTCTGTATATTCAGTACCATCGAAGTGTGCGGCGATGGTGGTAGGTTCATCATTGATATCGGCATATCCAAAAGTTCCTAAAACATCTGATACGCCATAAGCCTTGCACATAATTAACAGAGCATCTGGAGTCGGTTGACTGTTTCCGTTTTCCCAGCTATATATAGTCTTTTCTGAAGCTTTGAAACCCTTGGAAATCAATAAATCAGAAATTTCTTTAACAGATTTACCAGCCTCAGTTCTGCATTTTTTTAAAGTTTCGCCAATAGAACTATCCATCTCAAAACCTCCTTGATATTTAATATTTTGAATTTGTAATTTGAATATAGCACTCACATTTTAACGTGTCAATAAAAATTCTAAGAATATTAGAAAAAAGTATTGACATTCTAAGAAAACTAGAATATGATACAGACAAGTTCCAAGAATCTAAGAAAGAGGTGAGAAAAATGGACGGAGCTACAAAGCAGATTTCTGAGTATATCAGAAAAAAGGGCTTTAATTTATCAGAAATATCAAGAAAGACGGGTGTGCCATATATGGCGCTGTACGATAGTCTTTCAAATGATAAAAGAGACAGGGATTTGCGAGTAGATGAGTTCTTGGCATTGTGCAAGCATTTAGAAATAGATCCCATGGAGTTCTACCCAGCGGATAAGGTTGGATAAGGCATTGGATTACCTGTTTGCAACAGAAGAGGGAGGTGAGTAGAAAAAGTGTGGATAAGAAGAAAAACATTTGAATCCTTAGAAAAAAGACTGACCGCCGTTGAGGATGAACAGTCAGTCTTAAAAAACTACATAGAAGAAAAAATGAAATCCGATGAGGAGTTAATCAACATCGTCAAACGATTACGTGATGAAATATATTCATTCTATTCCAAAGATACAAACATCACAGAAAGTCAAACCAAATGAGGTAGTGGAAAGAATTTTTTTATGAGTTTGAATACATTTATCCGCACTGGCTATGTGTTCGGAAAATAATGAATGGTATAATTCAGAATTTTGTACAAAATTATATGCGTTCGGTTCATTGAGACAAATGTCCTGCAAAGCAATCAAGCCAAGTCGCTTAAGGTTGTCTACAGAGGAACGTAGAATTTGTTCTGAAAAACCAGATAAATGGATATCGGAAATTAGTTCTAAAGAGAATGACTCTTCTTGTGGTTGCCCGACTATGTGTACTCCTGTTCGCTTTGAAAGAATGGATAATTTAGCAGCAGGAATTATGTGGTTACGGTGAGCGAATTCTCTTAAAACGAGCGCATCCACAGGGGAAAGCTGTTTGATAATTTCAATGAAGGCGGGATGAACAGTATTTTGTGTGTTTATATATAGAGCTTTCGAAAGAAGGTTTGAGTACAGGTCAAAAAGCTCTTTACTATTCATGCAGTAACTAATTGATTCCAAAGCAGGTATGGCTATGTATGGCGGAGGAGAAACGATTTCATCAGGATTTATAGAAGATAATTTTTCCTCCAGTATCCGTTTGGTTTGTTCGAGATTAAAATTACGATGCAAAATCCATTGATCCAGAGGAGATAGGGCAGCATTGATTGCACGTGGAATCCTTGCAATCGCTTCACCCATTTGAACAGCTGCAGGATGAAATACATCGTCATAAATTTTGTTAGCTATTTTTGAATTGATTTTTAAATCCATAGCACATTCCTTTCTTATGTATTGATTGTGATGAAAATCTGTACATCAAGTATAGGAGAAAAGAGAAGGAAACGCAATTAAAAAAGCAGATGAACTAATCAGTGAAATGTGGGTGATTAAATGCAGAAAAAAGAACTTATACACTTACATGCAAAAACAACAGCAGAAGAACACGGTGTAGAAGGGAGGGGAGAAGCTGTGAAAACAGTACAGCAGATTATTGATGATTTTAACGCAGATTTGCGAGACTTGTATGAAGATATTAAAGCAAAACCGAAAACGGTTACATTGCAAATAAATCAGATTACACATGAAATCTGGAAAACAGAGCCATCGCTGGCACCTTATATTCAGGACAGATTGAGGGACTATAAAGTTTTAGACGAAAAAGGTACAGATTACATTCGAGGACAGCACAATAAATATGTTCCAACGCATATGCTGAGCCTGATCGGAAATGAGGTCTACCTAGATGATAAGCAGCTAACAGGGATTATGGAAATGAAAATCAACAGCTCCGGTGATGATTTATGGTACGGGATCGCGGAGCTGTCGATAAAAATGCTTGTAGATTTAGATCCAAAAAAATTATTTCACGGATGTAATCACCTGATACAGCAAAGCAACAACAGAAGAAACATCAGCACTATATTCAAACACTTTTTTAAGAATATTTTTCTTACTCAATGAATTTAAAAGCAATATGCCATTAGGTGTGATACCGGTGATTCTTACAATGATAGATGGATTTGGTGTATGTCGTTTAATAACAGCTTTTATATAACCGTATTCATAAAGATCATCGCAAATAGGATAAATGTATTGCTCATCATATTGTGGAAAGTTATTCACGATGTAAGAAACCCGACAAAAATCATCTGGAGCACATGATTTTGCAATGGCAAGTATATCGCGAATACAAGAAATGTATTGATCCATTTTTGTTCTCCTTTCTTTGAAATTTGGGTGCTGCAACACCCTGTGATTTCAGTATAGGAGAACAAAACGAAAAAAGCAATTACAACAGAGCGAGGTGACAGGGAAATGAATGTGGAAGTGGGGAAACTGGAAATTCACAGAGATATTAAAAAGCGAACATTTGAAGTTATATTGGATGGAACACCGATTAATGGAGTAAAAGCATATGAACTTAAATCTTTGGAAGATGGCGAACCAGAACTTAAGCTCACACTCAACATATCAGATTTCGATGTTGAACTTATTTGAACAGAAAGGAATAAAAATGAGAGCAAAAACAGTGAATGTAATAATGACGGATACGTTTGAGGGAAAAGGAACACCGGAAGATCCAATGGGCACAATAAGACGATATTGGACGCTGGAGGGAGAGCTGATTGCAGAAAATCTTTACTTGGGTGAATGCGTGAAGCCAAAAATCAAACAGCGAAAAATACATAAGAATATTGAGGGGTTACGACAGGAGGAACATGGTCCGGAACAACTTGTGAACCAGATAGACAAGTTGATCATGGATGAGTACGAAAAAATAAGAGAGACTTCCGAAAACTATTCTGATTTGAAAGAAAGCTGTAAAAAGAGAAGCCGGGAAATTGGATATCGGCATTCAGAACTTGGTGGATATATAGATAGAAAATTTGCAGAGTTTGTAAAAGAAGATCTGAAAAATAAAAAAGTGGAGGACAGAGCATGAGAAAAGTTCTGCTTTCGGCAACACTATTCGCCATTCTGATTCTGGGCGGTTGTACAAAAGTGGTTAGCACAGAGAAAAACCATGTGCAGGTAAAAATTGTGGACGAGTCGTATGAACCGGAGGATGTATTGCAGATGTATACCGGAAATGGCTGGCAAACGATGATAGAGTCAGCGGAGTATAACATTTTTGTGGAATATGAAGGTGAGCAATACAGGATTAATGACAAAGATGCATATGAAAAGTATTCGGATAAAATTGGCGAATATACCAATGGAACGTTAAGAACAAAGAAATACGATGATGGATTAGAGCAATATGAAATTATCGGATTAGATTAAACAGCGGCAATAGCCGCTCCGGTGCCGGTAGTTCAGATGGTTAGAGCAACCGCCTCATAAGCGGTAAGTCGTGGGTTCGAGTCCCACCCGGCGCATTTTACATTAAAGGAAAGGAGAGACAGACATGGCAGATGAAAGAAAAAAGCGTATGGAAGAAGAACTGGCGAAACTTGGCATTTATACGGTAGATGATCTGAACGAAGCAATTAAAAAAGAGAAACCGTTAGATCTGTCGTTGATGCTTGGAAAACTGGATACTGTTCAGAACGCAGGATAAATGACCGTGCTGGTTCACTGTCCTGTAGTGGGGCAGTGAAAGAAAGATACGGACATTTATGGGATGTAAAAAAAGAAACAGACAAAATGAGGAAAGAGGTGAAATACAAGTGAAATCAATAATTGCAAAAGTGATGATTGCCTGTGGCGGTCTGATCGCAGTCTTTGGAGGAATGGGATTAAATTCAGAAGGCGATGCAGGATTTATACTGGCATTCAAAATTACGGCTGTTGGTCTGACAATCGCCGGTGCAGGGGTAATTTTGAACAAATTAAAAGAGCGTGAAACCTTCGACAATCACACGCTCTCACACTAATGACATAGGTATAAAACCTATGTCTGGAGTATATCAGACGAGGAGTGAAAAGTAAATGGAAAAGTACAAATTTACAGGAGAAACAAAGACAATCGACTTACCATTTGGAACAGTTACGTTACACAGAATCAAAGCCGTTGTTGAGTTCGGACTTGTAAAAGTCGGTGATCTTGGCGGTTGGATTGAGAAAGAAGAAAATCTTTCACATGAAGAAAATGCTTGGGTTTACGGTAATGCCAAGGTTTACGATAATGCCAAGGTT